GGATTGACAAGCAACAGTCCTTCCCTTAGGAAAGCAATGGTGCTATCTAGGTGTAGGTAAGAATAAACATCTTCGATCTTGTGCACCTTTGCCGATGTTCCTAGAAATTCTTGCAATGCATCTGCGCCTTTATGATTACCACTGTTGCTCACAAGATAAAAAATATCATCATTGTTCCTCAGCACATTGGCGGCATCAAAACAAGGTTCGATTTCATTCAAGGCCAATATATCTTTGTTGCCAACGCAGTCTTTGTTGTACAACTGTTCTGAACGGCTAATGTCAATTCTGTGTTCCTTCAGAGACTCGGACCATGCAAAGTGTTTTGTATATGCCATGTACTCTTCTTTCCTAGCAATCAAAGGCATAGGGGCATATACCACATTGTGTCCGTGTACAAACACAGTGTCACGTGGACAAAACTTGTAGTAACTCGGTTGGTGCTGTAGATCCGGCCTCCTGACCCTTACTCCTTCTCCTTGTAAGAAAGTAATAAATGTTTGTAGGTCCTCGTTTGCCTCATCTATAACCTGCTGAGGATATAAACCAGCACCAGGCAAAGAAGAAGTATCGGCGACGTCGGCATAATTGACACATCTAAGACTGGCATCCATTTCTGGTACCTTGGCCCCAGTTGCATCTCCCACGATGACTGTTTTCAATTTGCTGTATTCGTTTTTTGCTAACATTTATTTTTTATCAGGTATTTAATAGGCAGTGTTTGTCATGGTAAAAAAGTGTAGGCCAACAATCCAATATGTGACTGGCAGGCAAGATAATTACACACATGCCACAAATCATTTATGGAGAAAAAATAGGGTTCATAGGACTTGGTAAACTTGGTATGCCCTGTGCCGAAGCAATAAGGAAAAAAGGATTCCACGTGGCCGGATATGATATCGCCCACAAAAGCAGTGACTTGGTGGAGATTCGAGACTCAATCGAGGATCTTGTGCGAGACCGTGACATTGTTTTTGTCGCCACTCCCACACCACACGAAGAAGGCTATGACGGCAGGGAGCCCACCAGCCATTTGGAAGTAAAGAACTTTAACTATGATTCAGTTAAAAAAGTTTTGACAAAGTGCAACAAGAACATGGGAGTTACCCAAAGTCTTGTGTTGATATCAACAGTGCTACCAGGAACCATAAGGAGGGAACTGGCACCACTGGTCACAAATGTCAAATTGCTCTACAATCCTTATCTCATAGCAATGGCCACGGTCGCTGACGACATGGTCAATCCAGAAATGATAATGATTGGAACCAAGAAAGGTGAGTATAAAACTGCGGTAAAGGCACAACAACTTGAAGCGTTTTACAATCAGGTTTGTGATAATTCTCCGAGAATTGAATTTGGCACCTGGGAAGAAATAGAATCAATGAAGATATTTTATAACACATTCATCAGCAATAAAATTGCACTGGTCAACATGATACAAGATGTCGCACACAAACTAGGAAACATGGATGTGGATAAGGTCACGGAGTCGCTGGCAAAATCTACAAAAAGAATAGTCAGTCCGGCCTACATGAAAGCAGGCATGGGCGACGGAGGGGCCTGTCATCCTCGAGATAACATTGCTCTGCGTTGGCTGGCAAAAGACCTAGGACTTGGATATGATCTCTTCGAATCTATAATGACTGCTAGGGAGAAACAGGCAGAGACTATGGCCAAGGCAATTCTTCAGCACGGAAAAAATATATATTTCACAAGTGACTCCTACAAAGCGGGAACTACCCTGGTGGACGGATCATATTCCCTATTGGTACAGCATTATGTTAGCCAGCATGGTGGCAAGATAGCCAACGGGTTTGACACCCCCGTCGAAGTAATTGTGAGAGTTCATATGTCGGATGAAGTAAGTGCCGACGAATCAACAATCATTTTTGATCCCTGGAGAACATATCCAAAAGCAAAAAATGTCATCTATTATGGAGCCTAAGCAATACACTGTGGCATGGAACACAGGTTGCCTGGGACATATGATACAGGCAATAATTGGGATTGAAAAGTATGATATTGATCTCGATCCCTCCGGGAGTGATTCCCACTACCCTGAAAGTAGTATACAGCAGATAATTGGCCATATACACCCCTATGACTCTGAAAAGATTATCGACTCAATGCAGGTGATAAAACCTTATTTCGCTGATGAAAGATTGAAGTATTTTCCAAAATATCTCAACTACATGAAGTCACAAATACCTATTACGGCCAAGCAGTTTGCGAGAGTGTACCACAGATACGAAGAACCGAAGTGTAATAAATGTTACAATATTGACATGACCAACTTTCTGCTAGATACTGACAAATTCGTACAGGAACTGTTAGGATATCTTGCCTTATCACAATTCAAAGAAAAAACTCTCGACTTTATCTTAAAGAAAAAACAAAGCAACATGCCATTGTACAAAAGATACATTGAAGTGACTGATCTTGGATTAAATGCTGAAAACATAGTGAATTTGACCCCTTTAGAACTGGGCGTGTTGATATGCCATACAGCAGGAAACAACTTTGATAAAACATTTAATCTTATCGGAAAATATGCAGAGCAAGGATAAATACAAACATATTAGGAGATAAGGTATGGCAGTAGAATGGAAACACAATAGATATTTTCAAATACACGAAAGCGAAGGTGGCGGAGATCTACAGGCAAAAACGTTTGGAGGCACAGCGGCACAGGCCTATGCGGAGTTTAACTTCCCATCGGTATGGGACACAAATTCACCCACTAAAACCTACACACTAACAGATAGTAATACCACATTGATCGTATCCTATGAATTTGACAGTGCAAGTGACGAGACAGGTTGGAGAAATGCAGTTGATACAGCATATGACGACAAAACCGCTTTTCCAAAAGGCACTGAGGCAGGAGCCAACGAGGGCAAATACATTGCTCACATCAAAACCGAATGGTATAAAAATCCTGGCGTCATAGAATCAACTCAGACCAACATTATAACAAGTTCATCCTGGGGTCTATAAAAAATTAGTCTCACATGAGTTTTACATGGACCAAACTTTTTAGGTCTTATGATATTGATAAATTCACAGGCACTGACAGTGGTGTGGACGGAGATCCAAATAGATACAGTTACGTAAAGCAGGATGGCACTAGAACCATCACCGATCAAAGAGAAAAATTTATGATGGAATCAGAGCCTAGTTTTCTCGGCTATCACACCAATGACATGCGATCGGCCTTCCCATTTCGCAAGTTCGAAGACCTTGAGCAGGCGAAAACACACTTCAACCTCGAGCCTCATCCAGTTCACTCAGACAGAGTCATGGGTGTTCGCTTTGCTCTACACGACGAGCATTCACTCAAAATGACAATAGAGTTCGGCAACAAACAGGACTGGCAATCATTTGTCGAAGTCAACCATGACGGACAGGAACCTATCACCCACGGTATGAAACAGTTCCAAGTAAATTGGGAATATGATAAGGACTATCCTGGCAGGTTCGAGAACCTAGGTGAACTGGCGCAATGGGTCTAACGTCTTCCGCAAGATGTTGCACAAATCTTGTCACACCGATTTGTGGTCCATGTGTCCTTGAGTGATTGGAAATCGGATATATCCACCCTGTTCCTGTTTGGTAAGTTGAAACCTTGATAACAACAGGGCGAAACATCACCATTGACATCCACATAGACTTTCTTTTCTAATTCGTGTTCACAACTTATTTTTTGCACACCTTCAAAGACTTTCCAGTTGTCATTGTTCTGCCTGTATCTATCTATTGCACTCTGCACATCGAATTTGCCAGGAGATCGGGATCCATCCGCAGGCAAAATCCAATGTATAACTTTTGCATCTTTGTCAAGCACTGGTCCGTAGTTCCTGCCATGGTCCACTAGATCAAATTTTTTGAATCCTAGATCCTTTGATAATTTTCTGGCTGTGCTGATTTGGTGGGTGTTGTGTTTGAATTCTATCCATTTCCAAATTGCTGTGCCTCCTGCATCTATGAACCATTTTATCCTTTCCATCAACTTGTGCCAGTCTACATCTTGCCTGTAAAGATGATTTGTATCCTCCAGTCCGTCTATACTAAAAGTCACCTCTCCGGTAAGTTGTGCCAAGCCTTCCCACGTCTCTTTGCGACCTATACTGCCATTTGTGAATATGTTCGTGTAGCACTGGCTCATTTCTGCGAGTTCAAGTATGTCAGGATTCATCATTGGATCACCTAGGTTACCATTGAAGTACACGAAGTCTATATGTTGATATCTTTCAAGTACCTGTTGGTAACTTTCAATTGATAAATTTTTTTCTGGGTAAACGCCTTTTACATTGTATCCATGTGCGTTCCTAGGGCAAAGCGGACATCTTGCATTACAATGGGTGCTGGGCTCGACGTGTAATATTTTAATTTCCATATTGATATTTACGCCGTAAAAAAAGGGCGATAGTCGCCTACCGCCCTTTAGAATTATTAATTACGCAGAGTAATTAATTACTTTTCTGCCTGATTTTCTTAACAATGAAATGATGTTTGATTTCATAGTTAATGCAGACGCCTTAGGTGCTGTACCTAATACTTCTACTGTAAAATCTAAACCTTTAGATAACAACTTGTTAGTCGCTGTTTTTCTTGCAGTTGATTTAACTGCTAGGTTTTTGAACTTGATTTTACCACCGTGTACTTCACCGTTTACTTTGTATGAAGAAGCCGGCTCCGCAAATACACCAATCTGCTTCGCTCTTGATTTGAAGTTTCTTGTGTATACAACGTATTGTGTTGAGTTTGCCATGGTTTTATTTTCCTTTTTAGTAGAAGGAAAAAGTGTATTGAACATACCTGTTAGCATATTGTTTCCTTTTCCTTGTTTGTTAATTAAGATCCGCCGGAGTTTCAATCTCTGTTATCCTACGCATCATGTGTACAATTATATACTAGAAAGTGTATTAAGTCAACCTACACATAAAGATCAACTTTTATGCGACTAATTGTCCTTGTAGTCTGGTACTGCGAATAGGTCTATGCCCTCGTCAAGCAACTTGTTTGTCTCTTCTTTTGTAGGCTTTCCATAGAACTTCTGATCTCTCTTGCCTTTGGCGGCTTTCCTGGCCTCCTTGGCAAAGTTCTTACCAACGTCCTGGTAATCCTTCTTGATCTTCTTGTTGAGTTTACGCAGTATCTGTTCCGCACTCTCGCCCATGACGAAGTAGTCATCTGGAATCTTCTTAGCCTTATTTGTTTTTACATTGGGAGCCATGATGGCCTTGTCCACGGCGGTGCTGTCGCACATGGGACACTGAATCATGCCCTTGTTCTTTTGCTTTGTGTAGTCTGCACTGCTGGGGAACCAGCCTTCGAACTCGTACTTGCATCTGCATCTCAACTGGTATTTGATCATAATATTATTTACATTATACACTTGACATTTATTTCTGTCTACTATATTATAAAATTATGTTAAGATCAAACAGCGGATACGAAAAAGGCAGACCTAAGAAAACTTCTCAAGGCAAGAACAAGAGCCGTATAAAGATGAGCTCAATGAACAAACACAAGAAGAGATCTTTTAAGCATTACAATGGCCAAGGAAAATAAATCCGCCGAGTTAAGGAAACTAGAAGCTCAAGTTGGCAATCTTGAAGTGCAGAATGCCGATTACAGACAAATCATCAAAGAACTTTCGGATCAACTATCTTTGTATAAACAAATATCAGGATCAGTGTTCAAAAAATCTAGAGATTCCTCAAACCAAAAATAACAGCATCTTTCTTCTTACGAAACTTTATGTGTTCGTAATCTATTATATGCACATTTAACCTGCCGCCGTGCTCTTCCATAATGCGTTCTGTGTCTAATGGCCTTATCGTTATCCTGTCCTCGTCGGGCAGTTTGGCATCGTACCCCCATAACAATGGCCACCAATGCAGAGGATTTGTTGAATCGTATTTCTCATTCATTATTAATATGAAAAGCACAGGTGCGATGGTGAATGGTTCTACGTACCATGCAATGGCATCAAAGGTCCAATAGTCGATGAGATGTATGAAACCTGTCCACAAACCAAGTATGGTAAGCAGTATGCCCATCACGGGCCAAAACTCACCGTCCAAGTCATCCATGTCTACGTCATGATGGCTGTAGGTTCTCAACCTAATATATTTTTGTTGCTTTTTAGGACTCGTTTTCATATAATATTACTTAACACGAGAATAATTAATAACATATATTTTGTTGTAACGCTCCCATGGAAGTTCACAACATTGACCCCAAAAAAATTTTAGATATGGAACTTGCTATACTAATGGCGGGTATTGTTTACGGCTTGATCATTGGCCTAATACCAGCCGCGGGAGCAACAACAGGACTAATCACACTATTTGGATTCATGCCCTACTTTGTGGGCGACCCTTACTTGGGTGTAATCTTTTGTGTGGCAGTTGTGGCATCCTCAACAACCGGTGATTCTTTTAGTGGTGTGCTATTGGGCATACCAGGAGCCAACTCTGCGGCGGCAACAATGGTGGACGGATTTCCCATGGCCAAGAACGGAGAGGCAACGAGAGCCTTGTCGGCCGCTATAACATCATCAACCTTTAATGGATTGTTCTTTGGATCACTTACATTTTTGTTCTTGCCATGGTACACTAAAGTTGTTATGTACATGGGCATACCTGAACTGTGGGCATTGGTGCTGTTAGCATTTGTTACTGTAGGATTTGTTTCCACTACAAAATATGTTAGAAGCACACTTGCCATAGTGCTAGGAATAACAATAGGACTTGTGGGCGTTGATGTAAACAATGTACCACGTTTCACAATGGGTTGGAGATACCTTGAAGACGGTGTGCAGATATTACCTTTCGTTGCAGGCCTGTTTGCCATACCAGAACTTTGGAATGGATGGTTCAACAGGAAGAAGACAACAACAATCAAAGCAGAACAAGGAAGTTGGCAAGACCTAATACAAGGAATCAAGGACACCATCAGATGTTGGAAGGACAGCATCAGAGGAGGAGCCATAGGTTCTTTCATAGGACTACTTCCTGGACTGGGTGGTGCAATGGCAGACTGGTTGGCATATGGTGCCACAGTGGCGGCCAATCCCAAAGAGAAGTTTGGAGAAGGAAATGTAAAAGGTGTTGTTGGAGCAGAAGGAGCCAACAATGCACAGAAGGCCTCTTCATTTATTCCAACAGTGTTATTTGGTATTCCAGGTGCACCATTCGCCGCGATACTGATGGGACTATTTTTATACCTAGGCATCGACCTAGGATCTCCTGACACATTTTATGACGACAGACTATTTGACAGCATGACCTACGCATTCTTGCTAGGAACATTTATTACTGCTGTCGTTTGTTATGGACTGGCATATTTCGCAGGGTGGGTGACACGTATTCCATATGTGTATTACTTTCCTTTCATACTTGCTGTTATTGTTTGGGCAACCTTGCAGTACACAGGCGGGTGGGAAGACCTTGCAGTACTTGTAGCATTCTCTATATTGGGATTGCTTTGTAAAAAATTCCAAGTCAGCAGGCCAGCACTGCTGATCGGGTACCTGTTAAGTGACAGGATATACAACCTCACTTACCAACTAACATCACTCCACACGGTAAATGATTTAATTACGAGACCACTCTTTATTTCTATAATGATCTGTGTTATACTTTTACTTTACTGGGGAATAACAAAACGGAGTAGACTAAACTATGCTTAAGAAAATAATAACGGCTTTGTTCATAATGACAACAACAGCCATGGCAGATTACAATTTGATCGTGCCACAAAAACCATCTGGTGGAACTTCTGTGTGGGCACAGATAGTTGTGGCAGAATGGGAGAAACACCTAGGTGAGAAGATTAATCTTATCTACAAGCCAGGTGCAAGAGATCAATTGGGACCAAACGAGTTCCAAAACGAACTAAGGTTCGACGACAAGACAATACTTGTATCACATGGTGGTAACGGTATATCATATCTTGTTGAACCTGTTGATTACAATTATTTAGATTGGGAATCAATTGGACAAATGAACTTGAACATCATTGTAGGTGCAAGGAACAAAGCCGATACCAAAAACGGTCCCATACAGTTTCCATCGGGATCTGGTATGACACCAGAAGTAATGGCTATTGTTATGTTGCTGACAGGACCAAATGGTGATCCTATCAAAACATTTGAGGACAAAGTTGTATGGGTAAAAGGAATGAAAGGGTCTGAGAGAAGACTTGCTTTCATCAGAGGTGACTTAAACGCAACCAGAGAGAACCCTGCCGCATACAAGAAACACGTGATACCTGTAATTGAAAAGGGAGATGCTTACACATGGTTCCATCATGGACTACTTGACGTGAGCACAGGACAGCACGGAAAGGATCCTAACTTTACTGAACCAACATTCGAGGCTTTGTACGAAGCAACATATGGAGTGGCACCAAGTGGTGACTTCTATGATGCATACAAACTTGTAAAAAGTTGGAGAGATGCACTTCAAAAAGCATTCTGGGTAAACAAAGGCAATCCAAACAAAGACAAACTTGTTGCCGCTTTGAACAAGATGATAAACGATCCAGAGTCAGTTGCCGCTATCGAAAAGAAAGTGGGCAAGTACGAGTGGAGAACAGGTGCAGATGGCGATGCCGCTGTGAGAACACTGAAGTCGTTTATTACACCTAAAGCACTAAAGACTTTGGCTGACTTTAAAAGCAAACAGTTAGGTTATAACACAGTCTACAAAGAAGAACTTACTCAGTAATGTATATTCTTTTCACTGGTGCACCAGGTTCAAAATGGAGCAGTGTGGCCAAAAACATTTATAGGTCACCTGACATTGATCAATCTGACAGCACCAGTGAAAGGGCATACAACAAAGGCACAGTAAGACACATAGGATCATACTTTGATCCAGGCATGGAGTTTAGGAATACCAGAGACAACTGGGATCTACCTTTCTCAGGCAAAGGCAAAAGGATTATCAAGTCACACACATTTGCACACGAACTCGATCATCTGAAAAGTCTTGGATTCCCTATTGTAATGGTATACAGGAACGACTTCGAAT